AATACTAAGCCCCGCGCCAGCCTGTCCCGGGATCAAATAGTGTTATTTGATCCCAATAATAAATATACAATTGGGCTTAAGTACTTATTGGGCCTATTGGGCTGAGACATAGCGCTTCGCGAAGGGAGAGAAAATAATAGCAATAATTATTTGGATATCATTAATCATATTAAATTCATTTATTACACCTTAATTCTTAATGTATGTACAACAAATACTTTTAAATCACATAAACTATCTAATCCATTCTCATTAAGAATAGTTACAGTGAACTTCCTCCAGTAGTCTTCTTCTTTCTTCAGAAATGGTGACTCAATGTCCAGATTGAACGTCCTTTGACCTTCATAATAGCCATAGTCATTATGATACATATACCCACCGATTGGGATATACCCGATTGGTCTACTAACACCATCGTCTTCTACCATTGATAGCTGCAACTGACCACGAACGTTGCGATTACCTCCATAGAAACTTCCATTGAAACTGACTTGACAACTGACGAGAAGCACCTTCCTTGAATCCTGAAGCTTGTCCTTCATACTATCAGAACACCATATGTCTTGCTGGGGATTTGACGCAAGTGATGGAAAATCACAAACATGGGTACATGTTTTCACTGGACTCGCAAACCAGTCCGCCATGGTTTTGTTATGAGGAAGAAGACGACCCAAGGCCCCTATTTATATATAAATATAATATCTCGAAGCTTCCTGGAAAGATACGTGGAAAGAACTATGCGTGCTAAGCAAGCTAACTATTTCCACATGTGGCCGACAAGGGCGGAAAGCAAAACGCGTATGGAAAGTATCCACTTTCTCAATAGCCAATCACAGCTTGACACGCGTAAAGAGGATCAGTGTACGATCTTCCGTCAGATTCGCTTCTCGAATCACAGATCCTGATCGTACACGCGGACTTCTAAACCAACGGCTTAGATTAAAAGGAGATGACTCCGCTGATCCTGGCGCGGGGGT